TTACGATACTGGAAAAAGTCTTTTCTTTCGTAAAAAACTTTGATAAAAAGTTAGATGATCCAGTGTGGGAATCCGTCAGTCTAAAGATAAAAAAGTATATTCCTTTCATAAATATTAATGTGTTCCATTACAAAAAAATTTTACGGGAAATTGTAAATGAGTGAATTTTTTGAATCTGAAATAGTTCGTGAAGAACTAAATGAAATTAATAAATTGCAAGAGGAGATATACGGAAGTGTATTTGCTTTTCAATCTTTATCTCGTGAAGAACAAAAAGAACACGTTGTAAAATTAATTGAGTTATTAGAAAAGCAGCGTATCATGTATACCAGATTATCTTTATCAGATGATCCTGAAGCTGTTGAAATGAAAGATCGTTTATTACAGTCACTGAGTGTATTGGGATTCCCATCGGGAACCGATATAAATTTAGTGTTTGATTCTATGAAAAAAACCATAGAAAAAATGAGGAGTTTTGTTGACTAATTTTACATTCCCTGTTATAATCTAAACATCCAACGAATCCAATTTATCCGAGGTATCCAAATGTCGTTTGCTAATCTTAAAAAGCAATCAAAACTAGGTTCTTTAACTGCAAAGTTAGTTAAAGAAGTTGAAAAAATGAATAATAACGGTGCATCCAATGGTGATGACCGTCTATGGAAATTAGAATGTGATAAAAGCGGTAACGGCTATGCTGTTATTCGTTTTCTTCCTGCTCCCGATGGTGAGGATCTACCATTCGTAAAACTATACTCCCATGCCTTCCAAGGGCCTGGCGGTTGGTACATAGAGAATTCTTTGACCACTCTTGGTCAAAAGGATCCTGTTTCTGAGTACAACACTACTCTATGGAACAATGGCACTGATGCTGGTAAAGAAACTGCCCGTAAGCAGAAGCGTAAGTTAACTTATATTGCCAACATCTATGTTGTAAAGGATCCAGCAAATCCTGAAAACGAAGGTCAGGTATTCTTGTACAAGTTCGGTAAAAAAATCTTTGATAAGATTACTGCTGCAATGCAACCTGAGTTTGAGGATGAGGAAGCAATTGATCCATTTGATTTTTGGCAAGGTGCCAACTTCAAGTTAAAGGCAAAGAACGTTGCTGGTTATAGAAACTATGACTCTTCTGAATTTGCTGCTCAAAGTCCTCTATTAGATGACGATGATGCACTCGAAGGACTCTGGAAGAAAGAAAACTCTCTTCAAGAGTTTGTTGCCGCAGATCAGTTCAAGTCTTATGATGAACTGAAGAAACGTCTTGGTTATGTTCTTGGTAACAAGACATCTTCACGTCCTCAATTTAATGAAGACCTAGAAGATGAAAGTGAAGGTCGTGGTTCAGCAGAAGAATTAGTTACTGCTGCTGTTTCTACACCTAGTTCTAGCACTGATGATGAAGATGATGCACTATCATACTTTCAGCAACTAGCTGCAGAATGACACAAGAAAGGGGGTCTCACGACCCCCTTTTTTTATATTGGCATTGAAACCTTTGTATTTTCAGTTCGTATTAATCTGTCATCAATCCTTTGAGAAGATTGTTGATATACCATAATATCTCTCATATCATTTAAGAATTGTTGTAAATAATTTATTTTAAGTAGATATATTGATGATTTTTTGTTATTTTTTAGTACTTCATATTCCCAGTTAGTTACACCAATAACTGGATTTAATGTTGCTGCATCTTCATTAGAAGTATCTGGTTTTGGTATAGTAAAATTACTATCAACTATTTTACCTGCAGGAAGTATTAATCTTTCTTGCGAATCTTTAACTTCTGTTGTTTTGTAATATCTTACAGAATTCAGACTATCACCATGAACTTCATAGGCATATTGATATAAGTCTCTATTTGATAAAGGCCATTCATTTCTTACATTAATAATACCAGCAGTAATTAAAACAACCCAGTCTAATTCTGCATCACCATAATAATCTTCGGCAACGGTATCAGGTCTTGCACCTTCTACAATTTCATACTTATCGAAGATTGTGAAAACATTTTGCAAATCATCACGAAGTTTGTTTCTTCTGAATAAGTTTTTAACCGTCAGATAACTTTGTGATGAAAGACTATCTGATAGAAAAGATTGATATTCTACATTTGGTAGTTCTCTGAAATATCCCATTTTAGTATCCTACTCCGTCTGAATTTGAGGAATATGGTTCATAATCTTCATTAAATATTGGTGTAAGTTCTGAGAATGTAAGATTTAATTGCATGGAAATTGGAGAACCATCACTATAGGTCGCATATGTTCCATCTCCCGTATAATTTGTTGCTACATTTGTCAGAGCACATAATTTAATCCTATTTAAATATGGATGAGGTTTTCCCTCATATAGATATTGGATTTGAAATATATTAGGTGTTTTTAAGAAATCTCCACCAGCACCTTTTGGAGCCATATTTCTTTTGAATGCTTTAATAATAGTTCTAACTGTATGTGCTTCTTGCTCAAATCTTGGTGTCATTTTAAATGAATATGAAAAATTTCTCAATGATGGTCCAGAGAATAATAATTCCATATTTGGATTTATGACGGCACCAGTTCCTCTTGCTAAAACTTGAGCAGGACTTAGATTTCCACCGAAGGCATTAACTGCTTGTGCACCAAAAAAAGCACTTATCTGCTCTTTTCCTTTTTCACTCTGGAATCCTGCAATCAATTTATTAATTTCTTGACCAGCTTTATTCGTCCCTCCTTGTTCCATTAAAGCCCTGCCAGCACCCATTCCTGCTGCTTGCATGAAGTTCATATTACTGGAACCATAGTTCGCAGTATTTGTATCACTAAGTTGTGCTGGTATAGGAAGAATAATATCTCCTAAAACATCACCCATTAAATCTTTATCATTTTTTGTGACATAATTATTTGTATTGTCATCTCCAAGTGTACTCTGATTTCTTTTATATTTACAGACTGTAAATTTGATGAAATCCATTGTATTATCAATAATACTATATGGATATCTTAAATTTGAGGGTAATTTTTCTGGTGCTCCTTTCTTTGGTTGTCTAGCAGTAATTTCGTTGTTTGTTTTTCCTTTAAATTTTGCTGCTTCTTCAAATGCTTTTTGTTCAGTCTCTTTATAGTTTGCAGGGAGACCTCCTGTACCGTATTTATTTTTTAAACCTTCACGATACTGTCTACTTTTTTCTATTTCAGAGGATCTTTTTTGTATTTCTTTAGCTTTATCTACAGTAAATCCACCACTTCCTTTATCATCAAATAATTTTCCACCTAACATCTTTATCGACCTTAATTTATAATTTTAACTATTTAGACGAAATTTTTGGAAAGGTATTGCATCAAGGTCATTTAACTCTTCAGAAAAGACTTCATATACCTGACCAACAACTTCACCCCATGTATATTGACGAAAATCATTCCAATGAAAATTTACACCACGAAATCCCCATGGAAAAATATGTGTGACTGCGACTAATGGGTTTTGGTCATAACGAAGATTTGGAGTTTTGGGTGCATAGACAAAAATATAATATTTTCCTACATCTGGACGTGATACTTCACTATTACCAACTGCATCCATTAATTCTAACATTAAATCATCTGGATCCTCTGTTCCAATTAAATTATCCCTTACAGTTCTTATACGACTCATTTTGCAATACCTAATTCTTTTTCTGTCAACACTTTAAATTCATATCCTCTATCAAGACAGTACTCTTCAGCTGCCTTCCATTTTGCTTGATTCTTTGCATATTCACGAACTTCGTAAATATAGGTTCGTGTTTTCTTTTTTTGTGGTTTGGGTTCAATACATTGCCTTTTTGGCTTTACTTCAATAATATATTTTTTAATTTTTCCAGTAGTTTCTTTTACCTTAATATAGAAATCTGGAAAATATCTATGAACTTTATTATCCAAAGGGGATCTATAAGGAAGATAAAACTCCTCACTTCCCCACTCTAAAATATTGGGATTACTATCACAATATTTCATGAACTTAAGTTCCCATAGAGAACGGTAAATGATGTTCCGAAAGTTACCTTTATACTTTAATGGATTATTCGGTTGATATCTTCCTTTATAAGACATCTAAATACTTTATAATATAATATTAATATAAGGTATTTAGAGTGGCAGGTCTTATTCAAAATTTTAAGATGAGTACACTTACTAAAATGGACGTTAGTAAGTTGTCTTTGAATAACCAATATCAGGTCAATATATCTGGAATTAGTGGAGATTTAAGGGGATATTTGGGTAGGTATTATGATATACCTCGTAATTATTCTACAGGTAACGATATTGGAATAATGTGTTCGGAAGCAACTCTTCCCACTAGTTCATTTGCTACCTCCGAAGTGAAAGATAATTTTCACGGAATTACTCAACAGTTTGCTCATACAAGGATATACATAGACAGTGATTTTACTTTCTATGTCGATCAAGATTATAATACATTAAAATTCTTTGAGGGTTGGATGGATTATATTTCGGGAGATGATAATTATCTTGGAGTAGATGGAGATAATGCTCAAAATTACTTTAAGAGATTTAATTATCCGATGAACGGTGGAAAGATTGGATATAAATCTGGCATATTAGAAATTTCTAAATTTGAAAAAAATTATCATCATGATCTCAATGCTAAATCTTTAACCTATGAATTTATAAACGCATTTCCTAAAGGTATGACATCTATACCTGTTCAGTATGGAGGTGCTGATCTAACAAAAGTCACGGTTCAATTCGCATATGACCGTTATATTCTCAAATAAAGCTCCATATATACTATACGAATTGTTATAATTTATTATGCCATTACCAAAAATTTCTACACCTACTTATGAGTTGGTATTACCTTCTAGTGGTAAAAAAGTTAAATACAGACCTTTTTTAGTCAGAGAAGAAAAGATTCTAATCATGGCATTGGAATCTGAGGATACAAAACAAATTACTAGTGCAATTAAAGATGTTCTGAGTACTTGCATCCTAAGTAGAGGTATTAAGATTGATAAACTATCAACTTTTGATATAGAATATTTGTTTTTAAATGTTCGTGCAAAATCTGTTGGTGAAACTGTCGAAGTCAATGTAACTTGTCCAGATGATGGAAAAACACAGGTTCAAATGGAAATTGACATTGATTCTATCAAGATTCAAAGGGATCCAGAACATTCTAATATTATTAAATTGGATGATGATTTATCTGTTCAGATGAATTACCCGTCTCTTAATCAATTTATTGAAGCTAATTTTGATACCAAGGCTGATACGAGTCAGGTTGATGAATCCTTAGAGGTTATTATGCAATGTATAGGACAAGTATATAATCAAGATGAATCATGGGAAGCATCTGAATGTACAAAAAAAGAATTAAAAGATTTTGTCGAATCTATGAATTCTAAGCAATTTAAACAAGTAGAAAACTTTTTCAATACTATGCCTAAGTTATCTCATAATATTAAAGTAACCAATCCTGAGACAAAAGTAGAGAGCACGGTTGTGTTGGAGGGTCTAGCGTCTTTTTTCAGTTAGG